TCCACCAGGTCGCGCCCCTGACGCACGGCGATGACCGTGCTGTCGGCCCCGCCGCGCGCCGGGTCCACGCCGATGACGATGGGCGCCTCGGGGTCTTTGTACTTGGGCCTGGCGAACGACTGGCGAACAAGCTGCGGCCCGATGAACTGGTCGTCGCCCGCGGTCGGAAACTCCCCGTAGACCTCAATCTTGGCTTGCGGGCTGTCCTCGCCGTACTCCGCGATAATCTGCTCGTAGATCGACTTGTCGGTGTCCTCGACCGTGCGCGCGTCGATCTGCCGGGTGTTCCAGAAGTCCCGCTTGGCGTTGAAGCACTCGTAGAAGTACCCCTGATTGCGCCGGGGGTTGCTGAACGCCAGCCAGAACCGGTGCGGCGTGTTCTCAGTGAAGAAGCCTTGGCTCACGTCCCAGATCACGTCCGGTATGCCGCTGGCCTCGTCGAAGATCAGCATCACGCCGTCAGCGTTGTGCAAGCCCGCGTAGGCGTCCGGGTTCTCCTCCGACCACAGCCGCCCCTCCGCGCCCCAGTACCGCGTGCCTTTGCGCAAATCGCGCTCGACGATCTCGCTCAACCACTTGGCCGGCGTGATCCGCGTGGCGCTGATCTCCCACCAGTGGCTGTTGATCAGCATCGCCAGCCACTTGGTAATTTCGGCCCAAGTGATGCTGCGGAGCTGCGCCTCGCTGTTGGCGCTGACCAGCACGCTGGCCCCTATCCGCGTCGTGAGCATCCACAGCACCAGCCAACTGACCAGCGCCGATTTGCCGATGCCCCGGCCCGAGGCCGTGGCCATGCGCAGCACTTTGTACAGGTCTACGTCCTGATTGCCCGCGATGTGGTCGCGGATGTCGCGCAGCACCTTGCGCTGCCAAGCGCGCGGCCCTTTGTACCGAGCCAACGGCGTGCCGGCCTCCCCCCACGGGTACGCAAAAAGTACGAACTTCTCAGGGTCGTTGGCGATCTGCGGCGACCAGAGCCGGGACATCAGCCCTTGTTCCTGATCGGCCGAGAACTTCGGTTCTTGCATTGCTCTGGTCCTCAATCACCTCGACCACACGCCGTTGCGCGGCTTCCAACGCCGCCGTGATGCTGATCTGCTGCGCCACGTCGATCTGCACCTGCTGCTTGGCCACCCAGCCGTGGGCGTGCTTAAGGATTTCCAGCGCCGCCTTGGCGTCGCCCATCTCGGCCGCTTCGTGCAACTTCTTGGACATGGCCATCTCGCCGTCCGCGCGCCCCTTCTGCTCGGCCAGGTCGGCAATCGGGTCCAGTTCGCGCAGGCGCCGGTACTCGGCCGGCAACAGCCCGCTGGCCAGCGCCAGCGCGTCCCCTTTGAGCCCGAGCCGCGCAGCGTCGTAGATGCGGTTGAGCACCGCTTCGGTTGCGCGGACTTCGCGGGTCGTGAGCGGGAGGCTCTTGAACATGGCCGTGGAGTATAGGCCTAGTTTTTCAAAAAATAAATTTTGGTTGCGGCCCCTCCGTTCCTATTGGCCCATCCGCTCGGCCCTCCCTCCCCCCGGCCTGAGCGCCGGCAGCCGCTTGGCCGCCTGGCCGCCAGCTGCTAGGCGGGCTAGGCGGTCTAGGCTACCGGCTGGCAGCCGGTAGCCCCCATCTAGGCAGCCTAGGCGCTCTAGGCTATGCATATCGGGGTCGGCCACCCCCTTTCCTGGTGCTAGGCGCTCTAGGCTATCGGGCTGGGTACGCCTAACCCGCATAGCGGGGGCTTGTGACGCGCGCATGGGGGGCTCGGGGCCGATAGGTCATATAGGCGCTTAGGCTATCAAAACAAAATCGCGCTACCCCTATTTGCTTATATAAGCCCCTACTTATATTTATCATTCAATCAAAGAGTCATATAGACATAGCCTAGAGTACCTAGCCTCCTCGGTAGGCCGCGACGTGATCGGCGCCTAGTGGCATGGCTAGCCTATGCCCTAAAAACCCGTCTAAGACCCCGCGCTTTACTCGGGTACCGACAATGCCTTACAGTCTGGGCTCCCCTTAACTCTTTACTCTCGCAACGATATGAACACCGTAACCTATCGCACCGGCCGCAACTACGGGGCCGCACAAGTCCTCGAAATCACGTTCGCGCCCGCCGACGACATCATGTCCGACGTGCCCGCGACGTTTGTTGACGCCGCGCGCGGTATCAGCGGCGCCGTCACGGTGTTCGGGTTCGACGCCACGCCGAACACCATCGGCCCGGCCGTGCTTGCCGAATACGATGCCGGCCGGTACGTTGCCCGCTAACCATCAACCCCGCGCCCCACGGGGCGCACCATTGGAGACTGACAACCATGACGCCCGCCCAACTCGCTCGTCTTGAGTACCTTGACAGCATCGAATTCCCCACTCCCGCAGAGTTTGCGGAGCTCCGCCGGTTGCTGAGCCTGCAGACCCACGCGCACGCCCGCGCCACCGGCCAAGCCTGATCTACCCGCCTAGGCGCCCCGTGCGGGCGCCTATGGGGTGCGTCTCGCACCAGACCCACACTACATGGAGAGATACAGACATGCTTTCCCCTTCCAACCTCGCATATGCCCTCGATCACTGGCGCGCATGGGCGCGCGAGAGGCGCGGCCTGTCGTGGGCGCAATATGACGCGGGCGCCGAGATCATCATAGAGTCTGCCGAAACGGCCGACGATCTCGGCGAGCTGCCGTCCTACCACGCCATCGAGGCGACCGTGGCGCCCACGGCCGCACTGCCCGTTACCGATACCGTTCGCACCTAACCCGGAGCCGTACCATGCCACGCATTACCCGCGCCCGTGACGTGCGCCGCGCCTTCCGCGCCTTCTGGCGTGCCCGCTGCGCAGCCGTGCCGGCCTACCGCACCGATAAGCCCGCCATGCGGCAAGCCTTCTCGTGTTTCGTCGACGATTTGAACCGCGACGGGCGCATCAGCGACCGCCTCGCGTTTACCGCCACCCTCGAATCCTAACCCGGAGCCAGCATCATGCCCACCAAGAAAGAAGCCGCACGCCTCACGGCGCAGGAAAACACCCTCTGCGCCCTTGGGTTCACGCCCGACGAAGCCGAGCGCCTGCGGCGCATCAGCCTTACCCTGCGCCGCTGGCACGAGCTGGAATGCGGCATCGATGGTGGATGCATCGAACGCGACGATGCCACCGGGCGCCCGTACTGGCGCGCGGATAGCGGGCGCCGCTGGCCGGTGGCCGACCGCGAGACGGGCGCGCTACGGCGCCTCGGGCGCATCATGGCCGACCATGCGTCGCTTTCGGCCTACATCCAGCCCGACCCCCGCGGCGCCGCCCTCTACATCCTGCGCCCCGGTGACGTGCCGGCCGGTGAGCGCGCCGACAGCTACTACACCCGGGGGATTTGTGTCCACTAAGCCCCCAGCAGGCCCCTCGTGGCCCTTCCCGCCCGTGCCCCTCGATTACCCCTGCCTTCCCCCTGACGCGCGGCCCGTGCGCGCGCCCAGACCACCCCTGCCGGCCGAGCCGGCGCCCTATTGAGGAGATCCGACCATGCTTTTCCACCTTCGCCCCCAATTGCGCGCGCTGCGCGCCTCCCTGCCCGCCGAAACGCTCGCCACGCGGCGCGCGTGCGATTGGTCCCGCGTGCGCATCGCCCTGCGCGCGGCCGCACGCGCTCAGAACCGCGTGCGGGTCTACGCTGCAGCGGGCTTCGTGCCGAATAGCTACCGCTACACCTGCAAAATCCAGTACATCGAGGCGCGCATCACCGACGGCCGCGTGTCGTCCATCGGCGCGGGCTGGTGCGGCGCGCAGCGTAGCGGCGGCCGCGGCGCCCTTGTCGTTGTTCAATAGGAGATTGACCATGCACACTATCGAAACTTGTTACCCGGACGGCACCCGGGCCCGGTACACCCTCGCGCCAGGCTCCACCGTGCCCCTGCAGCTGGCAGCCCTGAAGCCCCTGCGCACGCGCTTGGCGCGCAGTGAGAAGCGCCTATTCCCGAAATGGAACCCGGCCATGTCCACAGCCGACTACGTGCGCCAATACTTTGCGCTCAACAGTCAAAAGAACAATCTGCCCGCGTACCCGGCGCACGTCGATCACCTGAGCCTGTACGCTCCCCTGCCCGACCGGCCCGCGCCGTTTTATACGGGCGTGGATAGCGTGGAGGTGGACGAATGAGCATCCTCCTCGTCTGCGCTTCGCTGGCCGTCATCTGGACCTTCTGCCCGTGGTGGCTGGCCCTGCCCATAACCATCGTAGGCTTCTTGTGCGAGGTTGACTGATGATCTGGGCCCTCGTCGCCGCCCTCGTGGCGGCTTGCATCCTCATCGCACTTGACCTATAATCGCCCCCGCTTGTTGTCATCTCCTCCCTGCCGCGCCTCGCGGCTTAGGCCCGCCAGCCACAAGCCGGCGGGCCTTCTTTTTAGCCCTTCACCCTCGCTATGATCTCCGCGCTGCTGGGCGGGGGCAGCTCCAACAGCCGGCGGGCGTCGGACTTCGAGCCCGTCCAATCGGGCGCGCGGTAGGCGTGGCGCTTCGTCGGGTGATCCAGCGAATACACCCGGCCCATGTCGATCCAGCCGGCCTCCCTGAGCCCGTGGAACAGCGCAGGGACGACGATCTTCAGGTGCCCAGGGGCCAGGGCCTGCAACGTGTCGCAAAGGCCCTGCCACGGGCCGCCAACGACTCCACGGGCGAACGGGCCGAGCCGGTAGGTGGCTTGCTCGACAATCCACGCCTCCGAGCCCGACAAGCCCGCCTGCAGCATGATGGCCTTCGCCTCGGTCATCGGGGGCGCGGCGCCAGGCTGGAACGCCGAAACGTCACGCGCCAGCAGCCAGCCGGCAATCGCCTCATACCCGCCGGCCGCGTACCAGGCCCACAGGGCGGCGGCAGCGTCTTTCGCCATCGGCTCGCCACCGGACCAGGTGACGAACCAGCGGCGATCATCCGAGGGCAGGCTAATTGCCGCGCGCTCATTGGTGAAGGCGACCACCAGCAGCCGGTTAAGGGCATCGTAGGGATGCAGGCCCTTCCTCTGAATCGGGATCGTCTCAGGCGGGGCGGCCAGGATCGGCTTGAGGGTGTTTTCGAGCGCCCGACGATCCCGCGCCTCAGTCTGGCGCAGTTCGTTCAGGACAAGGACTTCCGACTCGTAAGCGTAGCCCCATTGGCTGGTGATCTCCTCGTTCCGAACGAGCGAGACATTCGCCTTGCCCACGGCCCAGAAGAACGGCGCCCACAGGGTATCCTTACCCGCGCCAGGCGTGCCGCCGTGCAGGATGCCGTGGTTGACCTTGACCCGGGGGTTCTGCAGCTTGTACGCCATGACGTCCAGGACATGCGCCCGCTCGGCCGCATCGGGTATCAGCGCCTCGGCGTGCGCCAGCCAGCGGCTGACATCGGCGCCGGGGGCCGGGGCGACCACCGGCCGCGCGTCGCGCCAGCGGTTGCCGTAGACATCCCCGGAGCGCGAGACGAGGACCGACTCGCCGGCCGCGTAGGTGACCCCCTGCAACACCCGGCCGCCCTTGGCCTGCCGATGTTCGTCGTAGCAGACTGACGCCTCGATCTTCGGGTTCTTGCCGTGAATGCTGCGGCAGGAGATATGCCGGAAGATCGCGTTGAAGTTCCCCCGCGACAGTTGCCGGCGCTCCTCAAGATCAAAGTAAGCGTCATCGGCCACCAGGTAGGCGAAGCGGTCCCACCATCCGGCCTTCTCGACCCGCCCGACCTCCCGGCGCTCAACCTCGGCCAGCGCCTGCGCCGCCTCGGCGGCCAGCTCAGGC